GCGTCTAGCGCCAAGAAATGGGACGTGACCATCGTTCAGACCAGTGTCGTGACGGGCATATCTGCCAAGACAGAGCAGGAAGCGGTCCGCAAAGCGCGGGACGACGCCAGTTGGTCAGACCACGTGGTCGATGTGCAAACAATAGCGTCTGCGTCATGAGGGCGCAGATAACTTTGAATTTTGACGAAGACGAAGCGGAGCAAGTGGTAACGCTGGTTCTTGGTCTTGATGAACGGCTGTCCTTTATGGAGCAGCAACTTGAAACTTTGTTGGAGAAAGTGAATGAACTTGAGCATGGACAAAAACCCAGAAAACGCAGAAGAAGCCCTGTATCAGGGGCTGGTGATGCAGCTACTCCCAAGGACGTGGAGTGAGTCAGAGCGAAGTGAGCTTGAAGATATTGTGCGTAACCTTGAAAGCAGCCTGCCGGAAAGGGTCGTTAACGTATTGAAATTTAAAGCAATGTGCAAATTCATGGGTGTGGGAGAAAGCAATGTCGGTTAATTTTTTAAAACTGCACGAGATGCAGACAGCCATGAACGCTCTGGCCGTCGAAGAAGCCGAGAAATCTGGCAAGAAGATCACGGCGGGTATCCGCGAGGTCGCTGATGCGGTGGGTGTGGACTACGCCACAATGAAGGGCTTCGTGTTCGGGACGATTAAAAAGCCGTCAGAGCGCACCGTGGACCGCGTGCGGTTGTTTTTGCGTGACGGTGAGAGCAAGACGCCTCCTCCGCAAGAGCCGAGAGCCGTGAAGGTTGAGCCTGTAGCTAAAGGCACCGCTTTGTTGGTCACAGACGACGAAATTGCAACGCTGATAGGCTTGTTACAAGCAGCGGAGTCTGATATCCACGGCGACTACAGTGGCTTTGAGGAAGATCAGGGGCATGAGTGGGGACGTGAAGTAAGTACTGCCAGTTATCAGGCGCTGTATCGTCAAGAAGGTCTTTTGAAGCGGTTAAGAAAAAAGATTGAGGCGCAATCTCCGTGTCAATTTCAGTGGGACGCCGAGCTACAATCAATGGTTCCCGTGAAAGCTTTTTAATTGATATGCTGTGGGGCAAACCAGTTCGGGTTGGGCGATCACAGCCCTCCAAGCGCGTTCCCGTCCGCGTGCCCCAAAGGCGGGTTTTCGGTTTGACCGGCCACTCACTGCTTCATTCCCTGCGGTGAGTGATCCACAGCACGGTTCCCGTCCCGTGCGGTCGTATGGCGGGCTTTTTTTCGGAGGTAGCATGAGCAAAGACCATGTCAAAGCAGGCGTCCTAATCGGAATTGGTATAATTGTTGCGATTAACTTGCTGTCTTTTGCTCTGTTAGCAATAGTAGGTAGTTAAGGACAACTCATATGACAGAAATCAAAGAAACAACCCTTCCCGTAAATCTTTCCCCGCAAGAAGCGTTGATGCTTCTCCAGCTTTTAAAAAGTTCCCGAGACGACCCCCGTATTCACGGCCTGATTGGCACTTGTTTTTGGTTTCACTCGCATGACAAAGAGCAAGAGCAAGCGGTTAAAGACAATTGGACTTCGGTTATGGATAAGCTGGAGGCGTTGAAGCTAGATGGTAAATAAAACTTTTACCCACCAGTTGCTTGAGGAACTGGCCGATACGGCTAAGATTAGCGATATTCAAAAGCGTTTACAGGATTCAGCTACCTTATTGGTAGCGTATCCGGACGCGTCCTCAGATCAATCAGAAGAGTGGATGAATGTTATTGACTGCTGTCGAATTGAACTTCGACGTAGGTTTTATCACAAAAGGTTGACGGGTTAGCCCTCGCGGTAAGCGTCTAGCTGCCGCGCCTCTCGGGCGCGATCTTCTTTCCACTCGCTAAAAATTTTACGCAATTGTCCGCTGATTGAGCGGTCTTCTAACTGCGCAATTTCTTTGATCTGCCGGTACACGGGGACCGGAACGAGAACTGATTTCCATTTATTGGTATCCATACGCGAGATTATAAGGCAATCCTATAAGCCGCGCAACACTATACTTCTTCGGTTTCGCCCCAACTTGACCCGAGATCAATGTCGCATTTGCTAGGTACGCGTAGCGGTATGGCGGCTTCCATTATTTCTCTGATCCGCTTGGCGTGTTCCACGTCCCGCACGCTGCAACCCAATTCGTCGTGTACCTGCAACAGAGGCCGCTCCCCAGCTTCATACAGATCGACCATGGCCTGCTTGGTCATGTCGGCGGCGGAGGCTTGTATCAGCCGGTTTAGCGCCTTATACGTGTACGCACGCTTGAGGGGAGCCGTTTCGCCGTAGGTTGCCTTGGCTTCTTTGAGCGGCATGGCCTTTTGTATGTCGTATCCCAGTGGCTCAAACATGTTGAACCGGCACTTTCGGCCTTTTAAAGAGCGAAGGGAACCGTCTGCTTTTTGATCCACGGACCGTGATACGCCGTTCATTAGCTCTTTTACGAAAGGAACGCGGTTGTGGTACTGGCGCGTAAGATCTTTTGCTTCATCTATGTCCAGATCTAGCTGCTCAGATAGCTTGCGCACACCCATGCCGTACATCATGCCGAGGTTGATCGTCTTGGCTTGTTTGCGGCTAATGTTTGCCATGTCGGCAACCATGGTGTGGAAATCCATGTCCGGATCGTTGGTGTAGCCGTCCACAAACTCTTGCGCACCGCCCAATGGCTGGTTCTTCCACGCGCCAAATACGCTGGCGTAATGGGTCAAGATTCGTGGTTCTTGCTGCGAGTAGTCGATAGCTGCCCACAGTTCGCCCTCTTCCGGCAGGAACAGGCTGCGGATCATAGGCCCTAGCTCTGGATCGCGGGCAGGAATCTGCTGGAGGTTTGGGTTCGACATCGACAGGCGTCCGGAGACGGTGCCCCCGTCGTCACTGCGAAGCTGGTTGATGTGCCCGTGTACGCGTTGGTCTTTGGACACAAACTTCATGATGTTGTTGATGAAAGTGCCTTGGATCTTGTTGAGGTTGCGTGCCTCGACCACCATTTTGGCAAACGGGTGCGGGTTCTCGTTCAAGAATGCCTTAGTAAACGACGGTGCGCCCTTGGCCGTGCGCGGATAAGCAACTTTTAGCTTGTCGAATGCTTTGGCTAAAGAAGTTGCCGCCCAGATCTCAACGTCGAAGCCTGCTTCTTTGTTGATTTCGCGGTAGGTTTGCTTCTCTCTTTTTAAAAGTTGTTGTTTGGAGCGTTCGCATCGCTCCAGATCGACGCGTATGCCACGGTAAGTCATGTCGATCAGGCAAGGCGTGAGCCGCGTTTCGAGGTCAAAGATGGTTTCTAGATCTTCTTTGTTGATCTCGACGCGAAAGAATTTGTACAGATCGTAAGCCAAACGGGCGTCTTGTTCGCCGTAAGGCCCCACAAACTGCGCAGGAAGCTTCCATAGCTCTGCCTTGGGATCTACACCGAAGTCCACTGCGGCCTGCGTCAGTAGCTTTTCTGACTTAGCTTTGCCCAGATAGTCGTAGGACAGGGCGTTCAGAGAGTAGCTGAAGCGGTTTTCGTCTAGCAGCGCAGCCATGGTCATGGTGTCGATGATCTTACCGTTGACGGGTATGTCGAGCGCCTTGAGCCAACCCAGATCGTAAGGTGCGTTGTGCATGATCTTCGGGCAGTCGGTCGCTAGCTGCTTCTTGAGCCAGCGCAGCACCTGTCCTTTGTCGAGATTACCCCCGCCAAGGTGCGCGATAGGGTAGTAAGCTTCAAAGCCTTCTGTGGCAATGGCTATGCCGACAACGTCCCCGTCTTTGCGAGGCCACCCCGGCCCCATCTGCTTGAGGTTGGGGTCACGTGTCTCTAGGTCGATAGCGATTTCTTTGGCACCGGTCAGGTCTACCAGTTCAAAGGGTGCGGTCCATTCTGATTCGGTCGAAAAAAGTGGGAATTGCAATTTAGTTGCCTTCTGCATGTGTCTTCCTTGGATCATCGCCCATCGCAAAACGGGTGTACCAGATCGATTTTTTTAAATCTTCTTGCGCATCGAACTTCTTACCTGCCCGCCACTGGTATTTAAAGCTGGCTAGACGGCAGTACGTCTGTACCGCCTCTGGGCCGAAAGCCGCGATCATGGCGTCGATACATTCGATTTCAGCGTCAGCGTAGTGGGCTGGTGAGTTGACCATGTCGTTCATATTGCGTAGCTCCTATAGAAGTTCTGCGGCTCTAGGGTATATAGATTCTGTCTGGT